CCAAAATGCGACCATTCCATAAGGGCCATATTGACATTGACCACAAGTGCACCAATCGGATCATCTTTGTTGCGGACCCAACACACCATATTTCGAATCACGTCTTCTTTTAACAGAGAGACGTAATACGATCCAAGTGCGGCATGATCCACAGCAATCGTACGCTTGAGGAAAGAAATCTCATGTAGATGGGAAAAATCCAACTTACCATCTTTGCGGGCTGACGTATACTTACGCCCGCATCTTGCGAATGACTTCGCAACTTCATGAGGATGATACCACATTGCAGCTTTGTTAGAAACGCTGCAGACATTGTCATCACCAAACAACGTCGAAACAACCTCTTGATCAAATTCCATGAACGTGACTTCAAGATCGTCACACTGCTGCGCCGTCAACGCCGCCAACTCATAGAAGCTATACGCCAACTGAATCAAATTCGCAATCGAATTCAAAATCGATGTTATTGGCTCTCCAGAAGGATTTCCAGCTCCCTTGAGATAGACGACATTTTGCGCTATCGCAACAGTATTAACAATCTCGTCAAACAATGTTAGACGAACGATCTTTGATTGAGGATCGTCGTCATACCACTCATTCATGATCTCACACACAGACCACATCAAGATTGCCGGCATTTGACCATCATTATTGGAAATGTCACCATCGAACATGCGATCATATTTCTTGTGTCGCATAACAAAAGTGTGCCAATCCATTGATGATGGATCCATGCCTACCGCTATCGGATTATCTTCACGCTGCATCGCGGTTACAAATGCAAGCATGTATTGACGACAAAGGATAAGAAAATCAATTGGAACCTTAGTAATCATACGAGTTTTTCCCTCATAGATCTTCTCAAGTTCTCGATTCTCATCCTTTTGAATGTCAGCCCAAAACGACTCAACTCGCTCGCCATTAACCGCCGCTGTAAGGCGTTTAGCAAGACACTGAGCCAGATATTCTTTCGGAACATAACACCCAGGCTCTCCGTCAAAGAGATCCACTTTCTTCCCAAGTAACTCAAACGGATAACCAGGTGAGGTACCAAAGTCCATTGACTTGTATCCCAACATTGGATCACCATTCAAAGCTA